GTTTATAGTATGCAAGCTTTGTTTGAAGTTGATTAAACGTTTCATCATTAGTTTGATTGGATCAACGTTTCTATCATTTTGTATTTGATGAAAGCTTCTACAAACTCTCTAATACGATAGTTATCTGTGAATCAACTCATTGCCCATTCCATCATATGCTGTAGAATAGAACACTAAATGTACTACACCATTTCTAAAATTAGTAACAAACTTATTATCTCTAATGTCAAATGAGTCAGCAGCAGAGCTACCAAAGTTTGCACACTGTAGATCACAATGTGCTTTAACAGAGATGTTACCTGGTTTTAATAAGTATTGTCTGTGGTATTCTACAGCCACCTGTTGGTTAGTCTTATATACAGCTTGGATAAGTTCAGGCATGCACGTAGGACAACCTGTTGTACATTCTAGATTGGTACAAGGAGCTCCTCCAGAAATAACAGGACTCACCTGTATTGTTGTTTGTGAAGCAGCTTGAGAATAGAATGAATTAGCTGTTTGATAAGGATAGCCAGGGATTGATGTACATAACCAAGCTTCTCTTACAGCAAAGAAGTTGTCAGGAAGTCTAGCTTCAAAATCCTCAATATATAGAAGCTGTTCGCTAATAACATAAGAAGACCTTCCTAGTTTCCTAAGACATTTATCCAGGTATGTAGGAAATAACAAATCATCTACAGCACCTGTATCGAAGTAGCTTTTAAACTCTTCTTTCACAGTCGCATAGACAGGCTCAGGGGAGATGAAGTTATACTTGTAGTAATATGACATTTATTTTATTTTTTCCATTCACGATAAATATGTTGATATTGATCGTTGGTTTTTAGGTAGTGAGATAACAACCGAGAGGTTGTACGAGAAGGTTTAAAGTACCAGAGTTTCATATTCTTGAATCTAGCTGATTCTCTAAACCACATCCATCCAAAGAAATATCCTTCAGTATGGTAATTAAAGTTGTAGATTATTTTACCCTTCTCTTTAGATCTTTTCCAATCAACTGGTAAGTTAACATATTCCTTACCATCGATCAGTTTCATCTTCTTCCTCTTCTTCTTATTGATTGAGAAGTCACCAAATCCAAAAGGAAGTTTGGCTTTCTCTCCAGTTTCTAGAATATAGTTCTTGAAGCTCTCATTATACAAATAGATGATGTTTCTCCATTGGTCAAATGAGATTTTTACGGAAGTGGTTCTTTTTACAGAAATTATTGTAGTTTTCTTTACTGGAGCTTCTCCAATCAACTTTTGTTCGCATTAGTTTGCATTGGTTGTGTTTGGTGCTTGACCATCCACCCCATCTGATGTTTGATCTGTCTTCAATCTGAAGTAGGTTGATAACAGCTTTTGAGATGTCAGTTCTAGCACTTGCTTTTCTAAATAACCAGGGCAGCCATATTCTTTATCTAGAGGATTTATACAATACTCTTCTAAATTAATATTATCACCACAGTGTACACTCAGCAAACATGATCTCATTAGGAACATCTTCTTCAAAGAAAGCAGAAATTCTAACAGCTTGTAATAAAGGATTATTTACATATAAATATCCTCCATTAGCAATCCAGTAGTACTGCTCATTCTTGATGATTGGAAGTTTTAAGAGATTTAAATATCTATTGATAGTAGTCTCTTTCAACTTTTTGCCTTGCCCACTCATAGCGTTTATTGAATAAACACCTTGAATGAGGTATTGATAATTACCCTCACATATACGAGGAAGTTTATACTTTGTTCTAGCAACAGTACAAGGATCCACATAATCACAACATTCAGAAATAGGAACTTCTACCAATTCCAAACAAGGAATGGTAGTAAACAAAGTATCAGTAGCCCAAAGCTTTCTGAGATTTGTCTCACGTTTTACTAATAAAAGTGTGTTGTTCTTAATCTCAGATGCAACCACTCTATCAGTGATTAAGTTATCTGTTGATAACAATTTGTGCATTGCACGCACATCTGAAACTAATTTCCTTAAAGTTGCCATTATAAATACTGTTTGAATATATTTGTCATTCCTTCAGCTTGATCGATTAAGAATGCTGTCACTTCTGCTTTAGACATTGTGTGACCATTCTTATCATCCCAAAGGCTCTTAGCATTTGAGAAAGCTGGAATTTGGTAAAATTTAATACCGTTAAAATCATGACTCACTTCATGGTGCTTATCTCCTGTGAATATATAGAAGTTATGGTGGAATGACCATTGATCTCTATATTCTATTGGGAATAGTCCTGCAAGTTTAGCTGGCTTAATCGCATCCCCATGATTGAACATTAATGCTGAATTGCCATAACTTACATACTTTCTGTATTTAGGAGAGCTGTCAATTGTAAGTCTGTCTGTATTTCTAAAATACGTTTGTAACCAGTTAACCATATGCCATCCTACAAACTCATCATGATTACCAGCTACATACACCACATTAACATGTTTAGCGTATTGTAATAACATTGTAATCATTAATACCTCATGGTCACATATATACTCAAATGAAGTTTGATATGTATGTGTATTCTGTTGAGGGGTTCCTTTTGTAGTTGCATTGGTGTATTCACTATTAAACTCATCTGAGCCAATAATGTATGTAATTTCTTCTAGGTTGTTTGAAAGTTGAGCTTGTGCAGCTATCACTTCCACCTTATACATAATCTTAGCCAGTCTATCTAGTACATTGTTATTACCATCTACATCCCATTTGTTCAAATGAGAGTCTTGTTTGTTGATAACTAACATACCGTTTGGTCTCTCTGGGTCAAACTTAGGACTCATAACCTCCTGACTAACAGGCTGATATGAAGCTAAAAAGTCCACAAAGCTATCTTGAAACACTTGCTCTGTAGACTTCTTTGCTAGCCAGGCTTTAACCTGCCAATGGGGATTTCCACCATTCCCCCAGAAGTTCTGTACATATTTAGTTATTTCCCACTTATCTGTGTCTATGTGACACTTCTCAATAAGTTCATCTAAGCTCTTAACCTCTTCGCTAAAATTAGCTACTACCTCACCAACACCCTTACTGATGTCCTCTGTAAACTTAACTATTACATTCTCTAGCTCAGCAATGTAATTTCCAACCTCAGCATCTTCCTCACTCTTCTCTTGATTTCTTAATTCTTTTAATAACTCATCCACCTCAAACTCTGTAATTCCAAGCTTATCAGCATAGAATTGTTTACTCTTTTTCCAATGTAGAATCTCTTCTAGCTGTTGTAGCAATGACTGGTTTTCAGACATATATGGTTTAATTTAGTTAAAATTAGTGTAAAGGTACGAACTAATTTTGACATTTACAAAATTTAATTAACCAATTTAATTATATAGATTAATCAATTTGATTAGAGTTTAAACAAAAACCCCCAGCCTAGAAAGGCCAGGGGATACCTTGTAAAACCAACAAAACAAGGTTTTTGATATTTTATATTAAGGACACGCTGTTGTAGCAACAATAAATCCACCGTTATCTACTTGGTAGCTATCTGCACCAGCACCTTGAGAGTACCATTGGTTACCTCCCACTACAGGAGTTACACCACACTCACCAGCTACCCAAAGTCTTGTAGGAGCTAAAATGTTGTCCACATCAAACAGTGTTAAGCTTCCTAAATGGTCACATGCATTAGCATTTGCAGGATATAGATATATCTGTAAACATGGAGCAGCTGTGGTTGTAGTTGTGGTGGTAGTACTAGATGTACTAGTTGTTGTAGTGGTAGTACATGGCACTATAGATATATCTGTATAGTTTGTACAGGTTCCTGTAGACATAACACGAACGGTTGTTGTACCGTTTGGAACTAATACAGATGTGTATCCAGCCAGTAGGCTAGATCTTGATACACCTGTCTCAAATGGTGTAGAATAAGAATCTACATTTGAATATAGACTAAATGGTCCTGTTGAAGAACCTGCTGTTGTTAATGTAATTAATACTGTCATATTATGGTTTATTAAGGATATTGTTGTAGTTGTTGTAGTTGTTGTAGGACAAGGTGTGTAACTTTGAATAACGTTACCACTCATAACACATAGATTGTATTACACCATTAAAGTATAACCTAATATAAGTACCAAAGAAACTTTGATTATATGGAAACGTTAGTCCTGAATCTGTATATAATGGTGCTGAAGGTAAACCAATATTTCCATCATAACACACTAATACACCACCTCCAATACCTTGACATGGAAGTAATTCATTAGTTGAAGAAAGACCTTGTTGTGAGGCAACACTTGCTGTGGTTGTAGTTGTAGTAGTTGATGTAGAACTAGATGTTGTTGTACTAGTTGTTGGTGTTACTGTAGTAGTTGTTGTAGTAGTAGGTATATTAATACACTGGTTTACCAATGTACAAAATGCTACAGCTATCGTTGGATCATTTACAACAGCTGCAATAAATGCTTCAGCTATTTCTGAAGCACTTAATTTATTGTCTAGCTTTTGTAATACAACGTTTAAATTATCTTTTGTGTTAACCCCTGAATTAGGAAGGTTTGGTCCATCATATTGACTGTATGATGTAGGGATAGGATAGCTATCAATAACCCAACCATTATCACATTGTTGAGGGATATAAGCATTTACCGTATTCTCAAAGCAAGGGGTACCAGGTACGCAAGCCATTATAATTTAATTTAATCTATGAAGGAATGTACATGATGTAGTAGCACGCACGTACAGGTTGGATGTTAGCATGACCTAATCCACCACCTGTATTACCTACAGTTACATTTATACCTGTACTAGCACTTGTTGTGTATTCAGGTGCAGTGAGTGCTGGGTCACTATTTGTTAATTGTGTAGCCACACATTGTGTTCCACCAGAGTCATCTGTAGTTCTGTTACCTCTAAAAATAGAGCTACCAGGAGCATGCACGTGACCAGGGTCAGTAACTGTAACAGGATGTGAGTGTGCAGGAATTTGTGTACTGTTTAATATTACACTGTTAGCACCACCACCATCTCCAAGAGCATAGTTAGGGTTACCAGCATAAATAGGATTAACAGCAGCATCTAAAGCTCCACCACCTACACCAACAATAGCACCTACAGGAACACGTCCTCTTTTATCAGGAGTTCCATTTAAGCCATTACATAGGTAGATTTTGTCAAACCCATCAGCAGCAATACCTGCTCCAGTGATATCAAAGTATCCTAATGGACCATAGTATTCTACAGCTGTATAAGGAACCATCTTTGTATAGTTCTGTGTAGGAGCAAGACTATCTAAATAAGCTTGAATTAAAGTGTTTAAGTCAGAAAGCTTTACATAGTTAGTATCTAAATCAAGAGCTAATGCAGCTAGGTCTACACCTAGGTCACAAAGCTTTGTAATAACAGCCTGAACAACAGCATGAGTATCAGAAGATGACGTTACACCTGTAAGGCAGTCTACATCATAGTTTGCATTCAATACAGCAATGTCAGCTTCTACAGCATCAACTTGTACCTGTAAATCACAAGCAGCTTTTACTAAAGCTGTAAATAAATCTAAAGCAGAAGGATCTCCACATTCTGGAAAACAAGGAGGAAGATATTGTGTAACTAGTTCACAATAATCATCCAAACCTATAGTGATAGAGATTCCTGTTCCATCTAGGAAACTAACCACTTTATTAATAAGAGATTGTTCCACAACAAGAAGATTATCACCAGATTCTATTTCTAAAGAAGGAACAGATTCTCCTGTGTATCTAACACATTTATCAGAAACAATCTCTACACAACCGTTATAACAATTTGTACAAGACATTTTATAAATTATTTATGAATTAAAAGTTTTACTTTACTCGCTATCATCTTTACAGTAAAGTGACTACAATACTCAGGATTACAATATTTGTAAGTTAATATCCTTTTATAATTTAGTAAGTCACCAATTACAACTCCTGGCACAGGATAGTTTAAAGAGAATACGATATTATTATATTGATTATTTGCCAAGCTTGTCAACTTG